GATAGTGGAAGTGGTTCAGGCGATAGTGGAAGTGGTTCAGGCGATAGTGGAAGTGGTTCAGGCGATAGTGGAAGTGGAACCACTGATCCGAACGCTCCTACAAATTCATTTATTTTGACTGGTGCTTCCAAGAGTCTTACAGATGTAAATAACGCTGGTGTGTCATTAGAATTGTTTGGAAGTCCAACTTTCTCTGAGACCAACGGTGTTCAATTAACCAGCTCTACAAGTAATTACATTAAAATACCTCAATCTATTATGAATTTTGGTGCCGATGATTTTTCATTATCCATATGGATGAAGAATATTAATTATGTAAGCACACATGATACTATATTTAATCTCAATTGGAATCATCCGGGAACCTCTAGTGGTTATATGTTTTTTGGATTAGGTGGAAGCAATACTAATTTACGTATTATCGATAAATTTTTATCTCGTTCGAGCATGTTGTATAACGATTACACACAATTAAATTGGGGTAGCGACAATGATTTACATAACTATGTAGTGTCAAGAAAAGGAACAACTATGCGTGTATTTGAAGATAATGTAGAAGTTATAAGCCATGATATTGGAACTTATAGTTATCCAAATACAAATGATGAGAACTTAATTGGTGTATCTCTTTGGTCGAATAGTCCTAGTTATCCAATGGAAGCCGATATTACAAAATTTGAAATCTGGAATGGAACAGGATATGAAACTTGGCCACCGCCAGTCACAAGTGATGATAGTGGAAGTGATTCGCCTACAACTACGACGACGACATATAATTTCTGGGACCATGGATTATCTACAGACTATCCAGGTTCACCCTCCACCAACTTGCCAGATCAATGGGCAGCACAGTTTCCAATAATTAGTTCATATGTATTAAATATTTGGAACTACAGGAATGAAGGTGAAACAATACCCGGAGTTACAAGTGTTCACTCAACACAACAAGCATTAATTGACTCAAATTATCCAAACGCAGTAGGACTAGCAAATTATCCACACGGAACTGATACTGGATTTGTTGAATTTACTTTCACAGAAACTGCTTCTTGTAAATTGGTATATGGTAATAGTGGGTGGTATCAATCAAATGGCTCTTTAATGTACTCTTCAGAATATACAGTAGTTTATAAAAATGGAACACAAATAGATTCAACCCAAGCTATTCAAAAAATCATTACATTTGACGTTGTTAGTGGTGATGTGATAAAAGTATGGGAAAATTCATCGAGTATATTATTATACGTATTAGAAGTCACCACTACCAGTAGTGGTGATACAAGTGGTGCCACAAGTAGTAATACGTTGACTGCCACCGAGTGGAACGCACAATATGGCTCCACTGTATTTAATACTGTGAACTCTGGTTATTTAGACGATAGTGCTTTGTTTGCGGCCGTTACTGCGAATAATATTAAGGTTATTGTACAAAGTTGGAATTCGTATTTAGCTATGAACTGGGGTGTTTATGTTGATGGAGTATTAGAAAATCCAAGTTTTGCGAATAGAGAAAATTCATCATATTTCACTGGTGATAACGCATATAATTACGAAGACTCAACATTAGACTCTGGTAACTCTTGGGTAGCAGGAAGCAATTCTGTAGGTCAATGGACAATGATTAAATATTCTACACCACAAACATTTACAGGAGTAAAAATTACTCCAAGACAAAGTGGATATTATACAAGTATGTATATAAGTTCATTTAAATTAGAATTCTCTTAATCAATAATTTGTTTGTATGTAGAATTCTATAAAGATTTATAAATATATTCAAATATTTATAAATAAAAAGTATATTTAGTATATAATAAATGACCACTTATACTACTGCTAAATCTACCGATGGTATCAATTGGACAGGAGTCGCTGGAAATACCGGAAATGGGATTTTACTGAATCGTGTCAATTTTGTCAAACACATTAATAATACTTGGTTTGTAGGAGGCGATGGTAGTTCTATATATTCTGGTGTGGACATTCATGATATGGCCTACTCAAAAGACGGTGAAACTTGGACCGGCCTAGGCGATTTTCCCTCAGGTGAGCCAGAATGTATGGATGGCAAATTACAATCTACATACAGCAAAATCACATTCGATAACAACAACAATCCTACTGTTTATTTACAACACCCTACACTAGCATTTGGGAGTGGAAATCATACAATCTATTATTCCGAAGTGGGTAAATCATTTACTGGTTTAGGCCGTCTAATTTTTACCGAAAAAGGTAATGGTGGCTTCTGGAATGGAGACTACTGGATTGCTGTAGGAAAAGGAACAAACACAATTGCCACATCCATCGATGGTATCGAATGGACAGGTTTAGGACAATCCACTTTCTCAATCGAAGGTATGGGCGTTTCATTCAATGGAACCAGTATGGTAGCTGTTGGACAAGGCACAAATACAATTGCCTACGCAGATGTATCAAACAAAGAGTCTTGGACCGGTTTAGGCTCTTCTATTTTCTCAACAAAGGGAAACCAAATAGCCTATAATGGTCAATTGTTTGTTGCTGTAGGAGAAGGCACAAATACTATTGCCTATTCTAGTGATGGAGTTGTATGGACTGGTCTAGGAGACTCTATATTTTCGACTAGAGGAAATGGAATTACTTGGACAGGAACAAAATGGATTGCTACTGGTGCCGGCACAAATACTTTAGCACATTCTTCCGATGGAATTAACTGGACAGGTATGGGCGAGTCAGTTTTCTCTACTGAAGCTTACAATATTGACTCCAACACGAATATTATTGTAGCTGTTGGAAAAGGAACGAATTCGATGGCTTATTCAGAAGATGGAGGCGTGAATTGGACTGGGCTGGGAACGAATCAGTTTTCCATCAATGGTCGTGGTGTATGTTTCAATGGAAAATTCTGGATAGCTTCTGGAATTGGAATAACACAACATCTTTACTTCTCCTCCGACGGTAAAAACTGGATTGATATTTCTACACAAGATGAATACAGATATATTGTGGGAAATAATCCCACGAAACCCCTCAATATTCCCAGCCAAATCACTATTGATAGTCGCAGCGGAACGAATCTCTCAAACATATTAAAAATAAAATCAGAAAATCCAGATTTTTCTCTCCACATTGAAGCCGAAACATATTAGATAGACCGTGGTGTCACACACTATGATTTTATATTTCTATATATATATCAAATCATATGACCGATAATAATGAAGTTTGTAACAGTCAAGCCTATTTAAACGCAGTCTACCAAAAACAAAGACGTCTGTTATTTAATTTCCCTCTTACACGATTAAATAATTTGGCGAACTCTCCGTATCCTCAATATAAACAATTTGACCTCGATATGCGTCGTAAAGCCGAAATTCTCCAATACAAAAGCAGTCGTATGAGCACTCAAACAAATAGTCTTACACGGGCACAACGATATAAACAACTCGTTGATGGTAGTGCTCAACGACGCAACTTACCCAATTCTTTTTTACAAGAAAACACACGCCAAGATGGAACCGTTCAACTTTGTCCAGATAGAATTGTGAAGACGCCCACCACAGCTGCCGGAGTTCCCGGACCTATTATGGACTTGTATTTGGACCCAGATATTCCAGTGTATAATCTAAATAAAGATACCAATGACTACGGCGTCATTATGGAAGAAGACACCGTAACACCGTGGGTGACAACCGATATTTCAAATATAGATTGTTTGAATACTACCACCTTTGCCAACCCACTATATGCCAATTTAGTCAGTGTATATATGTTGAATGTTGAAAACCCATCATATTATTTTACAGTGAGTTTCCCGTTTAATATTTATATTGAAGCCTTGAGTAAGCCGGACTCCCCAAGCGAACCATATAGCGAAACCAACATAATTAATGTGTTTGATATTAGCTTCGGTGTTTTCTATAGTCAAAATCTAGTGAATCTTCCTAGTTCTCCTACAATTAGCACACAATTGAATACTATTTCAAATATTACTATTCAACCACAATCGACGAGTTCTTATGAAGGATTCTTCGCAAATATTTACGCCGGTGTTATTACTATTTCAAATATAGAACTATATTCTCAAACAGGTTCTATTTACGACTTTCAAATGATAATGTCTTTTTCTTTAAATAAATCCACTAATTATGACGCATATTTCCAAGAGCCAGTTATAAAAGGGGTTCTCAATACTGAACAAAATACTCATACAAATAATTGTATAGTTACTAATTCCGTGCCCATTCCTTCCTCTTTTCCTAAATTAACCTTTATTGGCCTGGCTAGCTCTGCCACTTCTTCTGTTCCTTCTGTTCCTTCTGCTTCGACTACTCCTTCTACTCCTTCTGCTCCTACTTATCCGACTACTCCTTCTACTCCTTCTACTCCTACTTATCCGACTACTCCTTCTTACTAACCTATTTATTGTCTATTTTGACTCAATGTAGGATTCAAACACAATTGCTGAGATGGAAATACTTGTCCAGAAAGACACTTATCACCATCCGCAACTTCAATACAGCCACGCTTGTTATGGTATTCACCAACTAAACACCAACTGTTCTTACCGGAAGAAACTGGATTTTGAATAGGGTCTGTGCTAGAATCAGGGTTGGGTTCTTCAGGCTTCATTGTAGAAGGTGCTAAATTTACAGATTCATCTAAACTACGTGATGGCTTTCCTTGATCACTTGCGGTAATCAACAAATCACCTGCGTTCACAAGAGAACCGTGTAAAATATCAATACCTTTTTTACTGACACCACTTACAACGTGAGATGAGCTATTGATGGCGGAACCGGTAGCATATCCCAAATCAGAAAGTGCTCTTTCAATAATAGGATTCACAATGTCAATAAATCTTTGTAATATATTTCCAGCAAAGATTACGATATTTATTCCTAAAATGGAAAAGGTCAATAATATAATCAACAATATAATCAATAGTGTTTTAGTAAGACTGAATGACCTTGTAGGTTGTGATTGTGTTTCTTGTTCGACATTTGGAGAAGGACTTTGTTGTTCGTTTTCCATATTTATAATAAATGTATATTATGTTTGGACAAAATATTATTTAGTCAACAAAACAAATAAAAACAATTATTCGTTCTAATATATCATATATTTTATTCAAAATATATAAAAATGGCCTTCATAAATTTCATAGAAACCTTTTTCTTCATTAGTTTAGCAATCACTTTTATTCTAATCATTATGTTGGTGTATCACTTCAAAGATAGATTATATGTGTTGGAACAAAAATGCGATACTATGTTTGAAATTATGAACAGTTTAATAAAAGAAATGAAAAATATAAAACAAGTATCATTAACACCGTCGATACCACAACATCCATTGAATCATACTATACCTCAAAGTTTTCATACACCAGAATTAGAAGAATCGGATGAAGAAGAATATGATGATAGTGTTTCTGAGTCCAGCACGGAAGACGTGACACAAAATGAAGAAAAGAATGAAATGTTTCCTGTTGTTGATTTCAAAAAGATTATTGTAGAGGATATTGTAGAAGATGTTATTGATGATGAACCCATTGTGGAAAAATTAGAGGAAGTATCTAAACCATTGGAAATCCAAGAATCATATGAATCTTTAGAAGAAATCAAAGAACTTTCAGAAATTGAAGATTTAGAATGTCAAGATGACTCTACTGAAGATGATTCTGTAGAAGAAGTTACAGAACAACCAGAAAAGAAAGACGAAATGATTAAATTACAATATAAAAAATTGGACATTTCTGTTTTGCGTGCTATGGTAACTAGCCGAGGTTTAAGTGACGATGCTAAAAAAACGAAAAAGGCCGACCTCGTGAAATTATTAGAAGCAGCTGACTCTGAAACACAATAATATGCTCAAAAAATTATATAATTTGAATATATAATGTTTTCCTATTTAACCGAACACGATAAAATTGAAAATCCAGCACCAACTAAATTAGGATACTTCAGTAATAATATTTATGATGGTTTTCCACCATTGATGGAAGATGGTCGCACCATTACTGCTACACACCAACCTGAAGCTGTTCTCAATAACTATTTATTACAAGAAACTGGAATCCATTCCAATTGGGAATACAGAAGATATTTAACAAATAATGCTCTTGATATAATCAAACAAAACCGCAATAGTTCAATGAGTGATGTTGGATACATTAAGAGATACGAAGACATGACCACTAACTTCACCACACCTCAAACATATCAATCTTATGTAGATAATACACCATCTCGTGGTTCTCAAAATAGTGATTTGAAAAGTGTTTACATGACAAGAGAACAACTAAATGCTAGAATGGTCGCACCAGAAATGACACAATATGAGTTGTTGAAAATGGTCCAAAAATAAATATATTTCCATATTTGATAATATAAAGCTTACTATTATTGATATTTATATTATGAATATCCAAAAAATCATCAGTTTTGATGTCGGTATCAAAAATATGGCCTATTGTATTTTTGATATTCACGCCAACGGTTCTCCATTTTCCATACAAGAATGGAAGATTATGAATATGTTAGAAGATTCTCAAACAGAAAATACGTGTTCAAATGTATGTTCTTGCGAAATAGTTGTCAAAAAGAAAAGAGGAGAACCTTTAGAAAAAAAGACTTGCGGAAAGGCCGCTAAATATATGAAAAATGGAATATGCTATTGTTTGACACATGCCAAAACTACCTCGTTTTTAATTCCCGACGATTCTTTTTTACAGAAAAATCTCAAGAAAAAAACTTTAGAAGAACTAATCGAAGTCTGCCAAAAATTTGGAATTCCAATTTCTGAAATTAGAACGAAGAAAAAAGCATTAGAAACTTTAGACGATTTTTTCAATGAAAAAGCTCTCGAAAAAATAGTGAAAAAGAAAAAGAAAACCGCCGGAGAAATCGACCTGATTACTATTGGACATTCTATGAAAAATCTATTGAATCAAGTCTCAAACATCGAAGAAATCGACCACATCATCATTGAGAACCAAATATCACCCATCGCGAACCGTATGAAAACTATCCAAGGAATGTTAGCACAATATTTTATCATGACTAATCCGAACGCCAAAATCGAATTTGTATCATCAGCAAACAAACTGAAACAATTCCAAAAACATCAAACACAAAAAGATGACGCCAACGATTATAAAAAACATAAATTGGATGGTGTATTTTTTACGCAAATTATCTTACAAAATAATTCATTTTTAGGAAATTGGGAAAATATTCTAGAAACAAAAAAGAAGGATGATTTAGCCGATTGTTTCTTACAAGGTATTTGGTATTTATATTCCAGAAAAATAATTTCTTATGCGGAGAACTTAAAAATAAATAGTGTATAAATATCATAAATAATAGACCATGGAAGCCATTAATATTGAATTAGATGATTTAGAACCGATTTCTTTGGATGTTGGGACCGGCGGAGGAGGAGGTTCTGGCGAGTTACCTTCCGTCAATTTTGGTTCCGGAGTTGAACTTTTAATGAATGAAAAACAAAAAGCAGCATCTGGTCCTACCAGTATTGATTTAGGAGAATTGGATAAATTGGAAGATGACCTAAATAATCTTTCATCAGGTGCTCCTGAAACTAGTGCGAGTTCTGATACGAAATCCATCGGTGGTCTCGGTTCTTTTGCTTCTGGCTGGTTTGGGGGTGGAAGTGGTGGAGAAAAAGTAAAGGTAGATAACAGCGACATCCATCAAACAGATTCTAATTTAGGACAAGCAACTAGTAGTAGTATGGGTAATACTAAAACTTGGGATGGATTCACTAAAATTGGCGAAATATCTCAAACACCATCCAATTCTAGAACATCCAGTATGACTGACCGAGAAAAACGCCGCAAGAAACGAATGATGATACAAAAATTACAAGAATGGTATGATAAGGGTCTCATCAAAAACAATTCGAATTTTACTATGGAATCTAATTATGAGGAAGTGGAAGACGAATATGAAGGTGCTTTAGAAGACAAACGCAAAAAAGACAGCATCAAATTACAAGGGTGGTGGTTCACTACATTTGTGAATTCTATTGAATATGCCAACTCTGCTTTCAACCCTTTTGATATCAATTTAGACGGTTGGGGAGAACAAGTCAGTGAAGACTTGGACTCTTATGAAGAAATCTTCGCCGAATTACACGAGAAATATAAGGGTGGAAAAATGAGCCCAGAGATTTCTCTTTTGTTACGTCTCGGCTTCAGTGCCGCTGTTGTCAACTTTACTAACAAAGCCCTTTCTTCCGCTACACCAGCCTTTAACGATGTCATCAAACAAAGTCCGGAACTAATGAAAATGTTCACAAATGCTACTGTATCGAGTATGTCTGAAAATAGTCCCGGATTCAATATGGCGGCCAATATGATGCGGGACTCACAAGGACCTTCTAGAAATATGGGACCTCCTCCAGCACCAGTAGAAACTAAAAATATGCCTCCTCCACAACGACCCGGTGCGATGAACTTTACAGAAGCAGCACCTTCCAATCGTCCTGATATCTCAATGGGTCGTGGAGCGATGTTTAGAGAAGAAGGAATTGACATTTCAAACCAATATGAAAATCCAAATAAAAGACCCGAAATGAAAGGACCACAAAATACCGACATTGATAATATTTTAGCCGGATTGAAACCTAAAGCTCCCGCACCTCAACCAGTCCAACCACCACCTCAACCCTCCGTTGCCGAAATCACACAAAATAATATTATGATGGACCAAGGAGATGATTCTATTATTTCTATTTCATCTTTGAAAGATATGCAAAACGCTAATATGCCTAGAAAATCCAATGGAAAACGCAAAAATGGTTCAAACAAAAATACTGTATCGCTTGATATTTGAGTAATTTGAATTATATATGTTTCTAAATTATATATAATTTGCCGTATGAAAATCGAAAAAATGACTAAAAAACAACTTATCAGAAATATTGTTTTATACAAAATACAAGATTATTTAGTGTATCAAATATTACATAAACGACAATTGAACTATTTCAACAAATCTCAGCTATATTCGATATTAATCATACAAACCTATGTGTTGCCATATTTTGAAAAAAAGAATTTACCATTTGATATTGAACTAGAAATACTTAGCTACATTCACTAATCTACTACTATACTATCTAATCATTATTACGAACTAATAAATTACTAATATCCTCGTATATGCTACTACACTCACAATCGCAATCTTCTACATAACGACACGCTATACGCTTTCTCATTTCACTGTGTTCATCGCAACATCGACAACGATTCAATGTTTCCAACCAACGAACCGCATCATGACCGTGTATTCTTTCATTCGACATCATTATACGGTCGACCGAATGGCCAATATCATCTATCAATCCACATATTTCGCTTTGATATACTAAATGGTTGTGTTGGCGACTTCCAATAGCATATCTCTTCACATTTAGCTGATTCATAATGTGATTGGTGTATGGAGATTCCACGGATTCATCGTTAGAAGCAACCGTCTCATCATCTTCGTTGGAAGCAACCGTCTCATCATCTTCGTCGGAATCACTTTCTTCATCAGATGAGCTATCGGTTTCTTCATCAGTCGAGAAATCTTCATCGTGAATATCAACCACAAAATGATTCATTGGTGCCTCAATCTCTTCTTCATCATATTCCTCGGAAAGATCGAAATACTCTACTGGCAAAGGACCGGTCACTGATTTGATATAAATAACATCATTGTTACTTCTGTTATAATAAACTGGAGCCATTATTGTATTATATATTGTATTGAATTGTTTAGTATATTTAGTGCTTTCCACAAAATATAAAAAAAGACCATCAATTTTTTATATATTGTCTTTGATTGTAATGCGAAATAAGAATATTTTTATATATTATAGGAATGTCGAAAACTAAAAAAATATATAAAAATAAGAAATACAAAAAAAGGAAATATGGTGGAAACTCGGATATACAAGTAATACCTATTACCGATTTTGACCCTAAAAAATCCTATGCCAGTAAAGAACTCGGTCTCAAAAGAATACACGCCATTTCGTTACATCATAATAAATTCAATTTATCAATTGTTGCTAATTTAAACATTGATTTAAAAATTGGAAAAACATCTATGTATTTTGATAAAAACAAAGACCCTAGCATATATATTCTGAATATTCTCAAAAAATACGGAATAAACGCTTTTACTAACAAAGAGAATGAACTACTCAGACAATATATACTTGTAGGAGAAGGCACCAATAAAACTTCCACCGTTCCCATTTTCTTATCCGACGACGAAACCGGCCATTTTTACGATATGAATGGCGTCAAATACATTCCTACATATAATAAAACCGTTTCTAGTGTTTTGAACAAAGTAGTTTATCTGTTTGTTTTACCCGAACAATATAAAAATGAAAATATAGACGAACATTCCGAAGAAATTGCCAGCAACCTACAAAATGGTGAAAGTATTTCCAACTTCCATATGCTTCAAACAGTTGGTATTGATGATAGTGAAGAACTGAAACCATTCATTTATAAATTTGACCGCATTCGTATCACTCCCGAACAAAAAGAAACTATTTCAACCACCTTTTTAGATTACAAAATATTGTATTCCCTAAACTACGACGATTCAAAGGGTCCCGATGGAAACCATCTTTATAAATCCAACGAAAGACTCAGTTTCTTTTCTTATGAAAAAATTAAAAAAGCTTGCTCTTCATGGTATTCATTCACTCCTGATGAACAATTCAAAAAATGCTTGTTGGTTGGATTTACGGTCCCATACAATAACATACGCCGAGCAGTTTATATGAAAGCCAATGGATTCTTTTCAGACGGATACGCAGATTATTATCCTACATTCGAAACTATTAAAGTCACACAAAAAGATATTTCGGCCCTTTTCAAATCAGACAAACTGGATGACTCTATGAATTTTCTTGTTGGAAAAGTAGCATATGAATTCAGCTATGGCACTGAAACTATATGGAATGTCACATACAATCAAGAATTTAGAGATAAATTGTATGATATGTATGTTTGGGGTCCAATCAAAACATGTGCGGTTGGTCTTGTCATTGCCCTCATTTTCGCCGCTCTACCAATGGTTTGGGGAACCGCTTTTGTCCTTCCCAATGTTGGAACTACACTTCTTACTTCTTTAACGGTTTCTACTAGTCTTAAAACTGGTGTTGCTAGTGTAGACTATATAAAAAACAACAAAGTCAAATCCAAAGATGAATGGAAAGAAGGCGGAGTAACTTTCAAAAAGAAACGCGGCAGAAAATCCCAAAAACGGAAACAATTAGTCAAATTATTCAACAATAAATCTAAAAAGAAAAATAAGCGTAATATATAAAAAGATTATATGGAAAATAATACACAAAATAAATCTAATCAATCTACTGTAACACCTAAAGCAAAATCTAGTGTGGCTAATTCTCCATTTGATACCAATAAACTCACACAAAATCACGCGAAGAAATATAAAGGTAAAGAAGAGTTTGTTACGACAACCAGCTTCTTTATTGACCAATTAATCACGAATAAACAAGTTGTTTCGTTACACCACGCAATGTTAGATTTAGACGTAATTCATACAATAAATAATTGCTCGACTCAATTAGGCAACACGTGTAAACAAACATTAGAAACACTGAAAATTATTCATACACAATTCGATATTCCTATTCAAGACGATAATACTTTGAAACCTCTTCTTGATAGTTATTTTGTTGGAGTATATCATTCGAAATCCTCTGAAAAAATATCGAAAGAAATACCGGTTTTCTTAAATATTCACGGGGATTTCAAAGACTACAGACACCAATATGAATATTGGGTTGACTACAAAACAAATCTTAATAATGAACAACTCATCAAAAAACCAACGACTCTGTATGATATGAATACTTACAAGATATTCAATTATATTTCTAAGTTGAAAACGATGATCGAAAATACTACCGACCAAAAGAAAATCGATAAATTGAAAACTATAATACAACAATACGACAATATGAAACAAAATAAACGAACCTATTACTCGTTTATTTATAAAAACGATTTCGACACAAATGGTGGATTTGATGTTTTAGGACAACCATTTATCTACACAAATATACTATTTAACTCATACATAAAATCATTGTTAGAAACATATGGAGATGACTTTTCTTTTAAAAATACACAAAAAGAAAAAATCAAATCTCAATTGTTTGAAATCGATATATTGAAAAAAACCCTCGAAATAAAATCCACCATCGAAAAACACCCTCCAAATTCTATTCTTGTTGGAATATCCGAATACACTCGTAATCACCCTTCCAGATATATCTTTTTGAATGACCAAGGCAGCTTCGTCGATTCGCTCGGTAATTTCTTCTGGCCCCTTTATGAAACCACCGTTGTTAAAATCATCGTCAACAATCAAAAAAAACCTTACGGTGTATATCTTTTCCAAAAAGTCAAAACAGATAATATCGGCAAAGAAAAATTCAAAGAAGAACTTGTCGCGTATAACTATTACTTCCATTATCCACAAAATAAATCTTGGGATGAAACTACCAATGCCGTCACACAAACTATTAAGACCTCATTGTTTTATCTAGCCATCGGCCTCACAATTGATGCCGCCCTATTATACAATACTTATCTTCAAGAAGTTTCAAAAAGTGCCGCAAATCATGTTTGGCTTCAACATAATCATGCCGAATATTTAAAAGACCGAACAGCATTAAAAGACTCCACATCGTCAAGTTCTCAAACAACATCCACACAAAACTTTGTGAATAATTATAAAGAAATGGTTAAAGAACAAGCCCAATTAAAAGCCCAACTTGCCTCTTCAACCGGCTCTACTCAAAGCTTCTATAAATCTATATTCGAACACCATCATAATGAGTGTATGAATAGTATCCAAGAACTTATGAAAAAATATTCTGACTATAATTTTCCAAAACCAAAGTTATTCACTGGTTCACCTTGCCAAACAGCATTTATCCATCGTTGGCACATCGTATACTCTAATCTATATTTTAATTCATATGGAGATGGCTTCGGAATTGGTGATACCGGTGGATGGATACACGGGTCTGCTAGTGAATCTAAATTAGTGTTTGATCGCATTTGTCGCCACGTTAGCGACGTTCATGCACACAATAATATCGTTCATGATAAAATTATTATGGATAAATATCTAAACACTGTTTCAGACCCCGAAGTTTTGAATACAATTAATTCCGCAACTCATACAGCTGTTGGCACAACCAATTCTTTAAAAAACACAACAAATAATGCTGTAGAAACCATTGCTGATACTGCCGCCTCATCTATTGCTGCTTATAATGATAAAAATTCGGATTTCCGAAAGAAAAGCGATAAAGAAGTCGCTGCGTTTTCTATTGCTTCAGAATTGGATAAAACCAAATCGAAACTTGAATTTAATAAATTCTTGATAGGCTTTGTAGAGAAAAATCCAAAACCGAATCTAAATCAACAAAGTGTTGAAGAACTCAAACAAGAAAATACGAATCTACAAAAACAGATCGATGTTTTTACCAAACTCCAACAATTATCTAAATCTAAAGAAGGCATTGAAACTATCAGCCAGTAATCTTCTTATTCAATCTCTTGTAATATTCGTATTTCTTCAAAAACTCATCACAACCTTTAGATAAATACTGCTTCTTTTCTTCAGGAAGTAGTAAACACTTGTTGTATACATCATTATAATAATTCATTTTCATCTTGACTTGTTCTTTTACGTGTTTATTTATCATTGAACGATCTAATATGTGCTCCATAATAATATAAACTAACCCATTTATATTATTTCTAAATTAATAATACAATGTTCTCGAAGGGTTCTCAAACACCTGAAAATATTTTCTGTTCATGAATTTCAATATTTTTGCTAAAGTATTTTTTGTTTGATATTTTTTATACAAAATTTTTTAGAAGGATTTGAGAACCTGTTGAGAACCTAACATATGAAAGTTCCTAAATATATCAAAAAATGGCCGATTTCGGAGGTTTTGTTGTTTGGTTCTCGAAGGTTCTCAAACACCTGAAAATATTTTCTGTTCATGAATTTCAATATTTTTGCTAAAGTATTTTTTGTTTGATATTTTTTATACAAAATTTTTTAGAAGGATTTGAGAACCTATTGAGAACCTAATAATATCTATTTAAGATAAATCTCCTTAAACATATCTACAGGCACAACCGGTATTCCGTGTTTGTTAGCATACTCAGTTTTTGAGGAAACATCGTCTTTAGATTTTACCACCAAGACAAACACATCCTTTTTCATATTGTTTTCTTCTAAAGCACCAATTTCTTTTAAGCGGTCACTGATTTCTTTATCGCGAAACTTTGTCATCACTACTTTCTTTCCATACAATTGATGAGAACTATCCCCTTTTGGATTTTCCTCTTCATTTTTTCCAATAGAAACACTATCCAATTTTCCTTCTAAATCACATTCTTTTAAGAATTCCATAAAGGAAGGAATGTTTCTGACAAACTCCGTTGCGTTTTCGCGACCTATACCATTAATGGTCTGTAATTTATCTATTTTCTCTTGGTCTGTTCCTTCATCACGCAATATATTTGGAAAAGCGTCTAAAATGAGCTTCAGTTTCCTTCCTGCGATTCCTTTGCCCAATTTATTCGAAGAATCCATTATTTCTAACAAGTCGGCATTTTCTACTTTTTCTTGTATGTTCTTATGGATTTTCTCCGCCAGTTTTTTCTTGAATCCATCAATTTCCAAAAAATCATCCACGGACATTTTCAAAATTTTCGGTATAGAATCATAACCCTTTTCTATTATTCGTTTCACATTACCCGGACCAAGACCATCAATGTTGGAAAAGAATGTTTCCACATTTTTCGACTTCACCGCAGAACTTTCTCCCGCGTTCTCCAACAATACTTCTACGTGATTCTTATCCCAAATATGAGGCACTTCCGGCATTTTAGGTGTTTGAGCCGGAGTAATTACCTTCTTCACATATGGTATCACATCACCACTGCGAACTATCTGTAATACCGCACCAATACCTATTTTATTATCGTGTATGAATTTTCCATTGAATCCCGAAGTGTATTCAATACGAACACCCCGTAATTGTATCGGGTCGATTTTAATACGAGGTTTCAATAAACCATTTTTACTAACATTCCATTCAACATCCAACACACGAGCCTCTGATAGTTGGTCACCGATAACCATTTTGAAAGCGAATGAATGGTCAGGATTTCCCGATTTACGCGGATAAATCTCGTCGTTGGTTACAATGACACCATCGATTTCATACTCATAATTAGAACGCCAATCCATCAACAATTCAGATAAAGATTCATTAGTAATAGTCTCATTATTAATGTGTTTGACAACCTTGTGTTCAAGGTCTTCGAGCTTCGCCATTTGTTCACTGGGTTTTAATGGTGGGGCAATCAATTCATATGCCACAAAGTCCATATCAGAAGTTTTAGAGTCAATCGATTTACTATTAATAATACCAGAAACTAGATTACGGGAGTTCGCGAATGAAGATTTGTATTTTTCTTCAAACACATCCTTCTTTATTATGAATTCGCCACGAACCACATAATTTTCGTGTTTGGGTAAATCGAGGATTTCAATCAAATGAGATACGTCTTGACCGATTTTACCGTCACCGCGTGTATATAATTTACCATTTCCATTGTGGTCTGTAATATACATACCACTGACACCGTCTAATTTACAAGAACAAACATATGGGCCTTCATATTTGGAAATGTATTTTTTTATGGCACCGGTTTCGGGTTTGATTTTATCCATAGAAGCCATTTCATAAGGTAATTTCACTTTGTTTTTTCCTTGTATGGGTGCCCCGATCTTCTTCGTGACGGGATTATTCGGATATTTTTCTTTCATATAATCAAACACAATATCGTATTCGTTGTCGGTCATAATCGGGTCTTCATTACGATAAGCTTCATTAGATACTTTCAGAATTTTCTCGATTTCTTTTTCAGACAAGGATTCAATGTGTTTGATGCCCGATTGCTGAAATGCTTTTATGTGCTGTTTTGTAGAGACTTTTCTCTTTACGGAACCACGCGAAGATGGCTCAGTAGAAGAACGAGTTTTCATAGTGCGTTTTTTATATGTAGACTCAGGATTATTGTTCAAATTCTTTTTTGTAGTTTTGTTTATCAATTTTCTGTATGATTTTTGTGTGGCATTCAATACTCTTGCTTTAATGTTTTTAATTTTATCAATTATTTCCTTCCTACGTTCGCGGTTCAACAGCGAGTCCATACACAAATAATATATAATAGCGTCATAAATAATTATAAGTCATTCTAAAAACATTTAAACAATTTCCAACATATAATTTATTATTGAATTTGTATGAGATTTTTCCTATATTTTTTGCTAGTTCAGCAAATCGTTGGATTCGTTCGTAAATCTATAAATATCAATAAAGAAACATCCAATGTTAGGCAATTATGCTCGATCAATCCTTTGGTGTATGAGAATGTATTAGAGCAACGAAGTATTGGTGATTTATTGAAAAATATCGAAAAATCCGACAAAGTATTTCTCAAGAGTGATATGAAAAAAGCCTTTGTTCGAAAAGACCTAAATCAAGATGGCGAATATGATATGGAAGATTATAGTGTAGTAAATATCGACTCAAGTATATCTAATATGATTGTCGAAAAAGCCGCCAGTAAAAATGTTCCAGTCACTATTCTAGAGCCATACAATTCACCATTCGATAGTGTTGTTGGAACAGCATATACGTTATTCAATGGATTTTTCATATCTTCATTATTGTTTTTGTTAATACGAACTATTATAATGACCTTTCGTGGAAATGGCGGAAGCCCGATGGGTCCGATGGGCCCTATGGGGTCAAACAACAAATTGAATGCTTTTGGAAATATCCAACAAGAAGACAAAGAAAATATGAAGAAAGCTAATATTTCATTGTCTAGTTGGGCGGGTAGTCCAGAAATATTCAGAGAATGCACCGAAGTAGTTTCATATTTGAATAATCGAACACTTTATGAGGCCGTGGGAGCTGAAATTCCCCGAGGGATTTTGTTGGAAGGTCCTCCGGGAACCGGAAAAACACTCATTGCTAAAGCAATTGCCAGTGAATGCGATGCGAATTTCATATCGATTGCCTCCAGTGAATTCGTGGAGTTATTTGTTGGAATGGGTGCTGCCAAAGTCCGCAATTTATTCAGACAAGCTCGCGAACAAGCACCTTGTATCATTTTCATCGATGAAATTGATGCTGTAGGAAAACAACGTGGAACGGGTATTAATGTGGGAAACGATGAGCGGGAACAAACATTGAATCAAATATTGGCTGAAATGGACGGGTTTTCTCAGAACGATAATGTGTTAATCATTGCCGCCACAAATCGCAAGGATGTGTTGGATAGTGCTTTGTTAAGACCCGGACGGTTCGACCGCATCATTAATGTGCCATTACCCGACAAGGACAGTCGTCGGTCCATTTTGGATGTTCATTTGAAAAACAAGACGTATGATGAAGACCTCGATTTAGAAGAAATAGCAGAATCTACTGCGGGGTTTTCAGGAGCCGAACTTAAAAACTTAATAAATGAAGCGGCTATTAACGCAGCAAGATTAGGAAAAACATTCATAACATATAAAAATATAAAAGATGCTTTTGAGAAAATCACAATTGGTATTGTAAGAGAAAAAGACGTAAGAAGCGAAGAAGCACTGTTACGAATCGCATTACACGAAATCGGACACGCATTTTTAGCAGCATCCTTTAAAGAGTATTTTGAACTGACAAAGATTTCGATTCAGAGCACTTATAGTGGTGCTGGTGGATATACTGTGTTTAAGCCTCTTACAGAATATACTGATAGTGGATTGTATACGAAAGATATATTAATGAAGAGATTGATAATATGTTTAGGAGGAAAAGCGGCGGAGTCTGTATTTTATGGTGAAGATTATGTTTCATTGGGAGCTCAACAAGATTTGAAACAGGCGAATTCACTTGCGAAAAATATGATTGGGACATACGGTATGGGAACAAAACTGCGAACATTTTACAATGATAATATGGATAACGCAAAAAGTCCATTTTTGGGACGCAGTTTAGCAACAAATGGTGGAATGTATTCAGAATATATAAAGGTAACTTTTGATAAAGAAGTCAAAGAGTTAGTTGACAAAGCGTATGACCACGCACACGAAATGATACAGAACAATCAACATAGTATTAATGTATTAGCCAATATTTTGATACAATCCACAAATATGGACGGCAAATTTTTGACGGAGTATATTGATATAAAGTCTGTCAATGTAACTAGTAATCAATTTACTGAATAAAATTGAAATAAATATAAAGATATGTATTTATATTTAGTATTGCGTTCACTATGGACATTTCTATGAATGATAAAACAAAAAGTGATGATGAATCTGAAACACAAGAATCTGGTTCTGAATCAGAGACAAGAACAGGCTCAGGAACAGAAACAGAAAATGAAACTGATGATGAAGTCGAAGAAGAAAGTAAAGAAGAAATGTATGATGTACATATAGATTTAGAATATACAGCAATGAGTCAAATAGTGGAACAAATTAAAAGTATTACAACACAAATTACACGTGTAGTTTCCAGATTAGCACTTAATAGCGTCTTATTTTATGCTTCGTGTTCATACTATGTGAATATATTTCTCGGAAAACTCTACAAGTCAGACCCAACAATCGCACTGTTCATGGATAATGTGAGCTACATTAAAAATTATGGATATGCGTATATGAACAATATGAAGATTGAGCCACTTAATAATAATTGGACTTCGATATCATACATAAATTATGGTTCTAATTCTAAACCTCAATATAAAGAATTACTAATAAACTTGAACGATGGATGGTATACAGTAAACAATGTCAATACAATTAATAATATATTATTGTTTGAGTATTCTAGGAAATTCGATCAAGAAATGGACGACCCATTGTTCATTACTAAATTCGATTCTTTAGGAACATTCAAATATTGTGTTTCAAAACAGAGACCACTACAGATTGAATTTAGCGAAAGAATCCCATCCAATGCGAAGTTCTTGTCTATTGTGTATACACATCCAGATATGAAAACACAGATTCCATTGGAATTGTCGAAACATTGGTATGTTGTTAAAAATGAATTGTTTTGTCCAGAATTTGTATTTAGACAACTTTCATACCAACCAGAGCCGTTTGTGTTTGATTCAAGATACAAATTACAACTAATGGATAACAATGTTAATTCTTTTGAACTCACTGCCACCGATTATATTGAATTGGAAGAAAACGAATATTCTATCAAAAAAGTCGTGAATTAAAAAATAAAAAAATATAAAGATATTCATATGCTATATATCATAAGAATGTTTGGATGGTGTATGAAAAAACCAACAAAAAAGAAAACAATGAAAAAAAACAAATACAAATATTTTGATCCAAACGGTTATAGTTTTGTAAGTTATATGTAAAAAAGGTGAATTCAAACGAAACAATATAAAGATAAATAAAATGTATATATATAGGTTGTCTACCTTATGAGTGTGTCAAATTCTCAAAAACACGCTTCAATGAAATACAAATTGTATGATAAATGGAATTTGTATTACCATTTACCAGACAACAAAAACTGGGATTTATCTAGTTATACTATACTATTGAATCATATCAATAGTGTAGAAGAAGTAATTGCTTTGAATGATAAAATCGGTAACAAAATAATCACAAACACGATGTTGTTTTTGATGAGAGATGGCATTACTCCTCGGTGGGAAGACACTAAAAACCGTAATGGTGGGTGTTTTTCATTTAAGGTTAGTAACAAAAATGCTGACCAAGTGTGGAAATCACTTTTTTATTTAACTTGTGGAGAGAATCTTTTGAAATCTCAAAACGAGTTAGTCAATGGGATTACTATATCCCCTAAAAAAAACTTTTGTATTGTGAAAATCTGGATGTCAAACACAACCGTTCAAGACCCAAATATTATTGTTCCCGTTGATAATATTTCAATACAAGGGTGTTTGTTTAAAAAACACGAGCCTGAATTTTGAAAATCCAACAAATGAAAAATCAGAACAGTATATGTTGTGATTTTTTGAAAATATATATTCACTTATTATAGAATGTCGTTGGTGTATGATACTGGCATAGCATCATTTTACATACAAGTTATTACTGGAATTATCGACATTTATGTATTGACTTTGAAATATGACGATTCCGCAAATGTTATAAAAGGACTTTTGATCATTGAATTGTTGGTTCAATTCATTGAAGGTATGTTCTACGTTTGGATGGTGATGAATTTCGCCAATATTAGCAACATTACTCCGGCTAGATATTATGACTGGGTGATTACAACACCATCTATGTTGTATACATACACGATGTATTTGGAATATATCAATCAGCGAAACAATCAATCGTTGTATTCAATGACAATGAAAAATATCGTTCCGTTGACGTCAATATTTATCCTAAATACATTGATGTTAGGTTTTGGATATGCTTCTGAAATGAACGTTCTTTCATATACTACAGGAGCATTCCTCGGATTTATTCCCTTTTTCGCTATGTTTTATATTGTGTATGAAGAATTTGCTAAATATTCATCCATTGGGAAAATAACTTTCTGGTATTTTTCTGTGGCATGGGCAATATATGGAATAGCGTCTTTGTTTTCATACAAATGGAAGAATGTTTTCTATAACATTTTAGATTTGTTCTCTAAAAACTTCTTCGGACTCTTTTTAGCATATGTTCTCTATAAAATGAAAAAATGAAATATCAAACACATAACTCTCTAACAAAACAAGTCCCATATTGAACGTGTTTGTATAAATGGTCTCGATACTTATTACTGGAATTCATATGTGTGGTTTCATCCCCACCATAAATGAAAGCTATTTCGTGTTTTCCATATTTCTTAAACACATAATTCCATAATGGTAAATCCGGAATAGACCCTTCGTTCAATTCATCCGGACCCACTTTTCCAAATATTATCAAATCGAAAAATCGACTTTCAATCTTCTGTATGACTTCTTTGTAAATATACTGATCGTCCACTCCTTCAAGTCTCTTTGAATATGTAAATCCATTTCCATACAAGGAACCACAGTCTTTTGTGTAGCTATCATACAAATAATCCATTTTAGGATATTCCATCACTGTTCCTCCTTGGAACCGTATAAAACGATTTAATCCTATCCAAAAAAGCTCTCGACTGTAATTTATCCCGTGGTTACACTGTATCATCAAGACATTTTTCGGCTGTTTTATCCCAGACATTTTCTGTAAGAAATACGTCGCCTGAGCTGACGCAGAACAGTTTTTAGAAATATGACTCAGTATACGCATTACATAACTATCATACAATGGCTTATTATTATAGTTCCAAGGAAGTAATTCGCGGCACGCCTCTTGAACCAATTCTTTAGGAAAAGTAGTCATAATAGACGACGGACAGTGTTCCAACTCTTCAAAAATTGGAATACATCCGTTAGCCGCAATTTCATAATGACGCAAACAATCCCATCCTCCTTTTTTACGTGTATGAGCAAATAATGATGTTTGATACATTTCATAATATTTGTCTTCTTCTCCAACACCAAAAATATATGTGGAAGTCTCGCCGGGAACCAATGAAGCTACCTCGGTGGTTTTCTTCTTCAATACATCATAATCTACGATTAACTCATCCGGAATACAATAGGACAAAGGATGTATGTTGGGATTATAATAAGACACAACGTCCAAATCATATACTTCTTGGTGTTTCAATGGATTAACATTGTATATTCGGTCACCCCGTTCAATAACCCCCAATTTTTGACCACCATAGAAATGTGTTTGAGGAATAAAACGCTCTTTCTTTTTTTGAGAACAAAAACTCATAAACCAACACAATGTGCTATTGCTATGAATGAATCGCGGACAATCCAACATAACACCACAATCTTCCAATAAATCATTTTGTAAGAGAACCGGAGACCATTTATCAAAAAAACGCATATATTTATGTTCCCAATCGTGATGTAGTTTGTCACACACAATATAGAGTGTATCGAAATATATAGATTCCAATATGTCCAAATAAAATGATGGTGGTAAAATATCACTTGTAGGACACGGCAATTGAATGAAATCGTCCAGTCGTAAAGATAATACTACATCAGTATCTCTGAATTTTTGTTTTTGAGAACCTGTCAAGAATGTCTTTATATATTCTTTTTCTCCACCACAACCAATGAAGTAATCCTCACAATGATATATCTCTTCCAATAATCGCTGACGATAATCATTGAAATAAATATCTTGTTGGAAAAATCCACGACAAATGATATTCTTATTTTTCATAGTTGTGTGTAGACACTTTTCAAACAAATATGATTTAGCAGTGTCATCCGTTATACGAAGAACATTGTCTTGGTGTGTAACTTCTTCAATAGGAATATATGTGTGACCAAACTGTATAGATAAACGTTTCACAAATAAATATTGAAATAATAAATTACCGGTTCGTGCCGAAGGTATTTTTTCGAAAGTCACGTAAACCATTTCATAAATATAAACGCATACTTTTATATTTATATTTTCATACAATATTCAAAATAAATATACAAATTCTAAGATGGAGGCAAAGGAGCCAAACACAATTTGATTTCACCCAATGAGGCCACATCGTATTTTACAATGAGCGGCAAATCATTCCCCAAATACATTTCCAAGTTACTACACAAAGGAGTGCACTTAATGAAGTGACTCAATGATTTCAATGAAAACTCTCCTTGAATCACTACACAAGCATCTGGCTTTTGAATAAACTCCATGGAACCATCTGACTCCGAACGCAAAATACGACTACTAGCGAAATTACCTTCGCAAGAAAATATCAAATCCGATCCTACAGATTTAATCTCAATACGGTCCGAAATACCATTCAAATCACGAATGATTTTCTGGAAATCTGATGTAGGCAAATTAATCACCGTAGAATACGTAACATCTGGCACTATTAACTCTTCATTGTCTGGCTCAATCAAACGCAATTTTTGTGTATAACACTGTTTGATATCACCATTATCATATTGTAAACCCAAATGCGAAACAACTCCGTCATGATAATCGTCCTTTTCAATATAAATAGACAAAGTGTCGTCATTTGACATCGTCGAAATCACTTTGAATAAATGAAGTGTATTGGCACAAATAATGATTTTGTCTGGATCACACACATACTTCTCGAACTTATTAGCGTGTAAAATGACATTCACCAATATTGTATGAGTTTTATCGAAATTAATTATTTTGAGACCATTTTTGGTAAACATAATGGAAGCATCCGTTAATATATCTTTAATCGCTGTTGCCAAAAATTTGAAAGATGAAACTTGAACAGTTTTTAAAGTCATTACATTATTGGATTCGTTCATATCCCAATATATTTTATAAAATTTAGAAAGACATTTTTATATTGTATTTTAGATTAAATAAATTTTGACAAATAATTCTTAATATGTGTTTTACGATTGTTATCCAAAACGACAATACAATCTTTATTGAATTTTCTGCCAAATAACGATTTAGAATCAACCAAATAATCCAATTCTTCTTTATCTAAAACACTATAGTTTTTGAGAACTGACGTTTTTACTTTGTTAGATGCCTCGTGTTTAGGGTCTTTGTATTTATAATTCATACCGTTCCAATATATAAATGTCGTCGCTCCATCAGCTTTGAATTTAGAAACAACCACTTGATTCTCCAATTTATTCAACTTGATAAAAGAATAATAAAACATTTCATCCGGTGCCCATATGTCTGAAAACCATTGGTCTATGATTTCATCATCAACAGAAGCAACTCTTTCAACCAACAATCTATTCAAAATTACCCATTGACTACATTTAGCCAAATAATGTGGATACGCTTGATTGAACTTTGATTTACAATAATATCCGCAATTTTCCAGTTCAAATGAATTCAAATATCCTTTGTTGTCTTTTGTAAGAAAGTCATACACATAATCAAATGACTTTAGGGGAATACAAGAATTACTCAACAATACGAATTTATAATTGTTTGAATCCTTCTTAAAAGCCGTTGTAAACAACAAATTCGAGGCCTTTACCAAAGACTTGTCTGCCCATTTTGTATCCACACATCTAGACAATTTGTATTTGTTAAAATTGCCCAGTGAACGATTCGATTTATAATGAATATAAATATTGTATTTACTATGGTCAACTCCTTCGAAAAACTTTTCCCATAAGTCCATATGGTTTATTTCATCATATATCAGAAAACAAAATGCTATCTTTTTAGGCGATTTAGATTCTATTATAGTATTTCTAGTTTCTGTATTAAATGCTTCAAAATTCTCTATATTTAGGGATTTCAATCGCATATATACATAGATCACTAATAGTAGTAAAATCAACAATATATATCGAAGTGAAAACTTATATAGATGTTTGAGAACCCACATAAAATTTGTATATATTTTCATTAGAAAAAACAAACAAATATAATTTTCAATCAAAGAATCATTTAGACGCTTTTGTAAATTCAATGCCCCATCCTTTCTTTGTTTTTATAAAAAATCCAACCTTTTCCAAATTTCCTTGACCTTGTCGTGCTCTATGATAACTATTGATATCAAACACTTCCTTTGTCTTCTCATTCAGAGCATATTTCTTATCACTTAATGGGTCTAGTATTTCAATACCACTCCAGCTGATTTTCTCATATTCGTCGACTTCTTTTACTTGCTTATCTTGTTCAAGTGTTGGATAAGAATTAAAATCGTTTGTTCGGATTTGTTTTTGAGAACCATAACAAACAATGTTTTCATCCGATTTACTACTGTATAAAGAACAATCTATAGCCGTTTCTTTCATCGCCATCAATATTTGTTGATTGATGTCTTTCTTTATATAGGCGATTTCTAATAATGTTTCATCTGTTGTATGAATCGTTTTGCCATCACGTTTTGATAAATCATTGATTCGCAATTCTTCATTTTTATCACTGTTTCTTTGAGCACTAGACAATGTAGACACATACAAGAATACTTTAACAGTTCTCAATTTCTCATCTAAATCTTCGTGACTACAAATACGACGAGCACGACCAACCACTTGGTCAATACGAACCATATTCCAATAAGGTTCCACTATGTGAACATACCGTGTATTTCTCAAGTTAATACCTTCAGCACCCGATGATGTTATCATAAACAACTTAATTACTTCGCCCATAAAATTATTTTTAGCAATATCTTTGAGTTTCTCCACGATATTTGGCGATACAAATTCCCAAGAACTATTGTAAATGTTACGAATGATTTCCTTTTCTTCTGCTGTTTCTGTTCCTGTGTATAACACAAATTTAGGCTTGTTTTCGTCTTTTTCGGCAATGTCAAATGTCCATTCTCCGTCTTCGGTTTTCTTCAATTTGAACTCCGCAAAACCGTTGGCCTCCAACACTAATTTCATAATACCAATACCTTCAATTGTTCTAAATTGACTATACAATAAATGTAATCCTTTGTTTGATTTGTTCTCGATGTTCTCCAACACCTTTAGGAATTTTGGACTATATAATTTCAATCCTTCTTTAGTTAAAAATTCTTGTTCTCTTGGTTGTGATGAATTATATTTCAAGATTTCGAGAACCTTGTTAATTCTCTCTTGGTAAGATTGGACTTCTTCGTCTTCGATGGCTTTCTCTTCATCTCCTATATAATCGTCCATACTTTTAGCCATATTCGACGTTAATCCATTCAATTCATTTTCCGAAATAGCCTTTCCATCTTTTTTATCTGGAAGTGGACGTGGATATTCCGCAGGAAAAGCGAAATTACAAGCCGAACGCGAGAAAATACGATATGACGAAGAAACTTCTTGTGTTGTCGCTTCATTCACGGCTTGTGCCATTGTGGATTTTTGTTTGGCCTTTTTACGCATACTCTTTTCTCTATCACGTTCTTCTTTACGAATTTTCTGATATATTCCGAACTGGTAATCACTCATTTCCACCATTTCTTTGTGTATGTGTTCTCCTCGGTCAGTCAACTCGAAACGCGGCATAAGTTTCTCTTGTGAGCTGCGGAAATAAGACGTTAATCCTACAATACGACGGCGGAATAAATCTTTGTTGATTACTTCTCCATTATTTGGATTAATAAACATTTCCAAAAATTTAGCCGATTCATCCGGTAAACATTTGTGTTTGTCTACAGTGACCCGTCCTACAATATCTATTTTTTTCATATTCAGAACCTTTGTAATAGCTTTCTTGAAATCATTGTCTGACAAATTACCAGTTTCATCAAGTTTCATCCCCTTGTAATCTTCAAACACACCAGCACCCTTTTGTGGGACGTCTTTTGTATTGTTATGATATTCTGTAGTCTCTTCATAATCCAACACATCTAAATCTAGTGGACTAATAGTAATCTTTCCATTATGTTCCTCGAAAAATTTCAAATCAGATATTTTCTTTTCCTTCTTTGTTTTCGATTTTGAAACAGATGATTTGTTGGATTTGGTTTTAGAAGCAGTTTTGGTTTTTTTCTTTGTGTCTCCACCACCGGTTTTCCCCTTTTTATCATACTTATTAACAAACCCAAATGGGTTACGTGTTATGGTCAAAAGACCATTTTCCTTTCCACTATAATCAATATAATCATAGTTTGTAAATCCATTGTTTTTGAAAATAGACATGATAGTTTCTGTGTCAATCTTTTTCACTGTTGTTTCGCCGGTGCTTCTTAGATTGAATTTCCAAGTTTTGATGTATCCTCGCAATATATTGTATAAAACACCAATTTCATTTGGGTAGTTAATAATAGGGGTTCCCGTCAACAACACAATGCGAATATCCGTGGCATCCATCAAATAATTATACAATGTGTATGATATAGACTTCTTGTCCTTCAAACTATTTACAATACGAGATACGAAGTTATGAGCTTCATCAATAATAACGGTTTTGTGGTCGAACGGATTTTTACTGTTACTTTGTGTTAACTCGTCCAATCCCTTACGTGTGAGACCATTGTAATTCACATCTATATATTTAGCACGAATCATCTTGTCTAATTGTTCGTCCACACTTTCTTGGTCACTTTCAGAGAGTTGTGAAAAATTGGCCGGTTTCTTGATATCCACCATCCAAGCACCACGTTTCTTTTCAATATAAGCTTTAGGTAAACTCAATGCTTTCATCAAGATTTTCAATGTTTCTTCTTCTCCATCTAAACTAATGAATTCCCAATATTGATTTTTGCGATACAACAAATCTCCACACTTCTTCAATTCTGAAAAGAAATTCATCTTCAAAGAAGCAGGCGTCATCAATACAACTTGTTTCTCGCTTTTCATACCTTCAGCAATAGCAATCGATGTGCACGTCTTACCCGAACCCAGTGAATAATACAATAATAATCCTCTGTATGGAGTATACAAATTCAAATAATCAGTAACGACCTTCTGGTGTGTTAACAGTTTGAAACTACTACTTTTTGAATTACGCAAATTTTCACAACTAATGGTTTCATCACCTTTATCCAATTCTTTTCTATATGGCTCCAACAGCTTAGATAATTTCTGTATGAATATTTTGCGATTATACAAATAGTGTGGAGACGCCTTTACTAAGATTTTCTCTGGGGGAGGTAATCGTTGACTTACTATCTTGGAGCCTAATGTTACTTCGGCAAAATCAATATCTTCAAGATCTTCATCGTCATATTCATCTGTTTTTGACTTTGATTTCTTTTGACGTTTTTTAGGCTTCTCTATTACCACTTCCTCTTCGTCTTCATCTTCCTCATCATCTGAGTCGTCTTTAGATTTTTCCTCGTCATCTTTTGTTTGTTCTTCATCTTTAGACTCTTCATCATCTTTGGATTCTTCGTCATCATCTTTGGATTTTTCTTTGTCGGAATCCAACTGAAGTTTTTCGAATTTTTTAGAAAGCATTTGTTCTGTATTTTCGAGAACCACT